TATGTACCTAACCCTAGGCGAAGTATACACGCTAGATCGAGAAGAGGAGCATTCATGGCACACTAAATACTATCTCAAAGAATTTCCTGGATTAAAATTCAACAGTGTAAACTTTGAAGAAGTAGAGGTATAATGCATGCCATCTTTAAACCAACTCAAGGGATTGTCCGCTTCTATGAATCGGGCACTTCCTATGATGCGCGTGATCCTTATGTTGGAATTGCTAATGTTCTGTTTTTGGATGATTCTCATGTAGCCATTGTGGGGATGCATGGAAAGATTACTCGTGCTGGTCTTGCATCTCTGTATAGAGAGCTATGGGGCATGGGTGTACGCACTATTCTAGCAGAACGCAATGGTAAACACGTAACATATCATCTCGAAGAATACTTTGATAAGGCAAGCAAGTATGAAACCAATGTTGCTACCGAGGAGCAATCCTAGCCCTAAATTTCTTGAGTACCCTGTTGCACTTCTTCCTAAACTAGATGGCATTAGGTGTCTCATTGTTGACAACAAACCAGTATCTAGAACGCTTAAACCAATACCTAATAAGCACATTAGAGAGGTACTCACAGGACTTCCAGATGGTTTGGATGGTGAGCTCATTGTTGGTGGCGATCCTACTGCTGATAATGTTTATTCACTTACTAACTCTGGGGTAATGTCTGTTGAGGGTACTCCTGACTTTACCTACTGGGTATTTGACAGATGGGATGATCCCTACAAATATAGTATTCGAATGACTGCTCTTCGTGGAGTAATGGACTATCTAACAAAAAAGAACCCTCGAATTCAGTTCTTGGAATATACCCTTGCTGCTAACGAGCAAGCACTGTATGACTACGAAGAGAAAATGGTTAATCTAGGATACGAAGGTATCATCATTCGTGATCTAGATGGGCTCTATAAATGGGGTCGCTGTACCTATAGGGAAGGTAATGCCTATAAATACAAACGCTTTGCTGATTCTGAGGGTGTAGTCATTGATGTTCTTCAGGAAATGCAAAATAACAATGAGGAGAAACGAGATGCTACAGGCAAAATGCAACGCTCTATTTCTAAAGCGGGACTCCTCCCAAAAGACTCCATGGGAGCTCTCATGGTCGAAACAGAAGAATGGGGGCGGTTTCAAATTGGTAGTGGGTTCACCAAAGAGGATCGTCAATGGTGGTGGGAAAACCGTACTCGTCTCATTCAGGAAAGGACAATTGTTAAGTTCAAGTATTTCCCTGTAGGTATCAAAGACAAACCGAGGTTTCCAATCTATCTAGGTATCCGCTCTAAGGATGACATGTAATGGCACATTACAATACAAAGTATAGCCTAAATGATGTGGTATATGCTAAAGATCACATCAATGGAAATGTTAAGAAAGGAGTAATATACGGTATACGCATTGAGCACTCCTCTAATACTCCTACAAAACCAACAATCTACTATTTGGTTGGTAAGGGCTATACATTCGAAGAACAGTATGTTTTTGGAACCCCCGAAGAGGCTTTTAAATGAACATGCTTGAATGGCTTGGTAAGAAAGTATTTGTCACTAAAAAGTATCATAATTCTATTCTTAAAGGACAAGTTAGAGGAATTAGAAATACTATTACTGATTTTGTTGATGCTGAAACTGAATACGAAACACACTTGTATATTCAAACAGAATTTAAATCATCCGAAAATACAGGCTGGTACAATCTAAAAGATGTATTTCTCACTAGTAAATCTGCTCTCAAATCTCTTGGAATTTAATCATGTCAACCAATCTCATTAAAGATACAAAGTTCCGCATTGGTGGTTACGCTCGAACGAAAGCTTGGGGTACCCGCATCTATAAAGTGCTTGATGAGTTCATGGCAGATGAGCTCTTCACTCGGCCTATCTACGAGAATCGAGTAGAGAAACCAGAAGAAGGCTTTTTTGCTATTTGTCGTGATGATGATGGTAATACATACTACCAAGTGCATGTTGGCGAAGAGACCATCTCTGCACGAGTACTGCATGTGACTCTCATGAAGGTTGGTGAGACTAATCGAGGTAACTTCCGATTCACTGGCGGAAAACCTTTCACAGTTTACGCGCCTCTCAGGGAAGATAATAAGTGGTGGAGGTCAGGGAGAGATACATTGACTTGGTATTATCCTGTCAAAGCTACTAAGGCTGGCTTCTCCTTCAATGTTGACTCGGCACATGTGAGTATTTAATAATGTATCTATACATTGACGAAATCGAGCTCCCCACCAGAGGTATGAAATGAAGCCCTATCTTGTTAAAGTAGAAGGAGGAAATGTCCATGAATTTGATTCGTTACTTGATGCTAAAGCTCATATTATAGAAGACACTAAAATGAATACTTGGCGTGTAGAAGGTATCTATAAATTAGTGTCTACTTGTTCTACTAAAGTAGAGCTTAAATGGGAAGAATATGCCTGATATTACAATGTGTGTTGGTGATGAGTGTCCCATCAAAGAAGATTGCTATAGGTTCATAGCTGAACCAAATCCTTATTGGCAGTCTTACTTTGAGAATGTACCTTATGACTTTGAAAAGAAAGATTGTAATTACTACATGGAAAAGCGTGAATAAAAATGAATAGGCGTTCTTTCTTACTAGCCAGCTCTTGTTTATCCTTTTCTGCTTGTGGTGGCTCGAAGACAATTATGGAGGCACCTACTTGGCAGGATCCAATCACTCCAGACAATTTCAAGGATCATCGCCAAGTAACCCATCAAGGAGGTACCCCTGGATTTGTCTGTGCGAACAGGTGGGTGACTACCTACGTCGGTCCTAATGTAACTAACTTTGAATGGAATCTTGTAGCAATTATTGCTAACGAAGCTCGCAAAGGAGAGAATTGTGCAGCATACTTCCAAGCAAACGCTCGTAGCACAGGAAATACTTGGGCAGCAGTCTCTGAAGTCTGTGATGAAACCTTTGGAACACAAACCCAAACCCTTGTTGCCCATGAGTTTGATGTATGGGCCGTTGGACCCGCCAAAAAGGACCGCGTGGGTGTGCACATCGTCCTTGGAGACGCACAAGTTATGCGCGGAGGAGAGGCAGCTTCTCATGTTGTAGGAACAGATGCTATCCGAATTGCCTCCTCTGAAAATGGACGATGGAAAACAGGAATCAACTTCTATGACTCCCGATTCGATCATCTCATTGCAATCCCTGAAGAAGCGTTAGTAAATGATCGTATCCCTGTACGTATTGGTAATCGAACAATGTATCTACGTTTGGAGGAATGATGAAAATCCTAGATAAAGACTGTTGGTGGAAACTCTACGGAACACCTCTGTCAACGGTAATTAGTTATCTTGAAAGCTTTCCTAAGGAAGCCGAGATTAGTTTGATTGGTAATGAGAAACAAGAGGAGTATGCCATTGTACTACATGAAGGAGAACCAAAAGAATGCCTGTACCCATATGAAACAAAGTTCATGACAAGGGATTTTCTTTGGACTGAAATTAAATGGGGTCGAAAACTACCATATACCACTTTTGATGGCAATCAGCATTTCTATGGCTACTTCGAGCAATGGTCTGATGAAACTGATTATCATTGTGAGGGTGGCCTTTGGTATTCTTTCCGTGACAAAAAGCCTATTCTGGATGATTATGATGGAGTGTTCAGCCTTCCCGCCGAAGTTAAAGCTTTCCTCATCGGAGCTGGTTTCGAGGTGGACGAATCGGCTTAATTATTTGGAGCTAACTGATGAAGTATATAAAGACCTTTAAGAAATTTGTAGCGGGGTCAGAGAAATACTTTGATGTATTCGAATGTATCGTGGAAGAAGTAGATGAATACCTTGATTCAAGCGGCAGAAAAGGAATTAAGATCCGCGTTGGAGAACAAGAATTCAAGGGACTCCACAATAAGAAGGTGTTTGAATACCTTGTTGAAAACGAGGGATCCGAATCTTTTATTATTCTCTGGAAAAGTGGAAAAGGAAACTACCTCCTGAGCTATGCTTGGGAGCTATGGAAGGCTTACTCTGAAAAGGATAATCAATACGATACAATCCGTGAGGAAAAGAAAGAAGCGAATAATGAGGCTTTTGTTTACCTATGGATCAACAGATACACTGATCAAAAGTACTTAGGTAATCATAAAGGTAAACCAGAAGATGGGTACATTGCATCTGGAGAACTCTTTCTAAAGGAGTACCGAGAGAATCCTGAGCTATGGCATCGTACGATCCTTGCGTATGGTTCGAAAGAAGAAATGTACGAACTTGAAACGATCCTCTTGATTCAACTCGGGGCAGCTACGAGTGACAAGTGGCTTAACCTTCAGAATAACCTTCGAGATAAGAAGAGGTTCCCACATAATGAGTCTTGATAAAGCAATCAAACATGGGAAAGAAAAGAGACAACCTTACAGGCGAGCTAAATCTGTATGCGCTGCTTGTCGTAACCATGGTAGTTGTGATTATTGTAAGCGTGGTAGACTCTTTAACCAAAGAAAGGTAGATCAAAATGCAACAGCCGACCTCAAAGATACTGAATGAATTAGGAATCCTAAGGAGTGCTTGTACCAGAGGAGCTAATCAAATTTTCAAACTAAAAGATCTCTGGTTCATGGGTGTTAATCCCCTTGACACAGAGTTTGCAGAAGAGTTTAAGATATGGTCTAGGATGCGTGATGAATAGTATCTTTCTCTGGGCAACTAATCCTGTGTGGCCCATGATCATGGGTGCTGTTCTGTACATTTGGATCACCATAGGATTCTTCTACAAAGGATGGCCATGGTTCGGTACAATGTGGTTGTGCTATGCCTTCGCCAATCTAGCCCTTGCAATGCACTCATACAAAAGCTTAGCCGGAACCTAATCCGAGACATGGAGAAAACATGGTACCAATGCGCTTTGTAAACGTAGCTTATAAGTATCATAGTGCTAATGAACGTGGGGAGATTATTGAAAGACACACTACCCCTCAACGTATTCTTCAGTATTGGAATTCAAATAAACAAGAATACGAAGATGTTCCTTATATAGAGAATATCATTTTGAAGAGGTAAATATGAAACGATTTATTTGTATGATCTTCCATTCAGAATTCTGGTTGCTGTTGAGTAATGATAACGGTGTACGACAAATGCGTTGCACCAAGTGTCATCGTGAATGGAGTGAGAATGAATAGAGATCAATCCTTCTGGGACTACTTTTATATGGATGTAGCCTTGATGGTTTCTAATCTATCAAGGGATCAGTACATGAAAGTAGGAACTATTATTGTTAAAAACAAAAACATTATATCCTTCTCCTACAATGGTACTGCAGAAGGTACTGATAACAAAATGCGTAATGAAGAAGGTAAAACACTGCCTACTGTCTTTCACGCTGAGACTAACGCGATCGGGAAACTTGTTGCTGCGGGGACTCCTACTATTGGTGCTACTCTCTACTGCACTCACAGTCCATGTGTGCATTGTGCTAAAGCAATCTATCAGGCACAAATTAGACGAGTAGTTTTCTTGCATTATCATGATGAAGGTGAAGGAGCAAAAATGCTCTCTGACCTTGGAATCGAAGTTAAAAGGATCACTGATGGAAATACTTCTGGCACTCCTTCTGCTTCTAGAGAGCGGTTACTTGCTGTATCTACTAAGTTTAAAGAGCTCATTAACCCAACAAGTTGGAGATTTGAGTGGTCTCATAAGGATACTTATTCTTGAAATTAAAAATCCTGGGAGTCAAAATGTCCAAATCTTCGATGCAACACCCACACAAAAAGAAGCGCCCTTCTGAGGAGGAACTCAGAAAGGAGTTACACGACAATGGCTTCCCTGATTTTATACACATCACTACCGCTTTTCTAAGTGATATTGATAGGGAGATTAAACTCCTAATGGCGAGGATTCTTGTGGATTACACCCACCGGATGAATCGCCCTGTCATTAATAAAGATTGGACCATTGCTATCTGTGGTGTAGATCCTAATATGGATCTCACCAACAATCACTTGGGATGCACTGTAGACACAAAGGATCGTGTCTTGATTCAAGTGGAAGATCCATATATGAACATGAAAAAACCAGAGGATGCCCACCTATATGTACAACTAAAATTCCTTGAAGTTATCTGTCATGAAATGGTTCATGCTTGCCAAGCTATTACAACAAAACCTAAAGGTCGTAGATACGTAGTAACTCATGATAAGGATGATCCCAATGAAAAATACTTTTTTGATCGTGATGAAATTGAAGCTCGTATTTTAGAAGCCTTCTACGCTCAACAGCATGCCCTTCCACTACTATGCGAGAAAGAAAATCTAGTTGTACTTTAGAGGATAAACATGGCACTCGTATTTGACATTGAGACTAACGGGTTCTGGCCAGAATGTAATACAATATGGATGCTTTGCACTGAGGACTCTGTCACAGGTGAGCAGAACACCTATACTGATCATGATTCCCGTTATCCGCCCTTGTCAGAAGGGCTTAAAGCACTGACAGAAGCAAAGGTTCTTGCTGGACATAATATTTGTGGTTACGATATTCCAGTTCTTATTGCACTAACTGGATGGGTACCTAGACCTGATCAACACTTATATGACACATGGGTACTATCTCAGCTGTTGCGTTATAAGCGTCCACACAAGCATGGACTAGAAGGATGGGGTGGCTTCTTCGACTACCCTAAGACAAAGTTTGATAAGTTCGATAAGTACTCAGAAGAGATGGTTGAGTACTGCCAACGAGATGTTAGCTTAAATGTTAAGGTTTACAATCATCTTGTTGAAGAAATTAAATCCACTCTTAAGATCAACCCATTGTTCTCAAAAGGAATGATGGTTGAAAACCAATTTGCCCTTATCGAGGCTGATATCAGGTTTCATGGGTGGACATTCGATGAGAATAAAGCTAGAGAGCTAGCTAATCAAATCGAGAAAAGGATGGTTGAGATTGAAGACTTTATCGAACCCATGATTGGTTTAATCTGTTTGAAGGTGGATAAGAAAGATGAAACGAAGAAAGCCCTCATCAAGAAAGACGGTACCTACGCAGTCTCCACCTGTAAGTACTGGGGAATCGAACCGGAAGACGCCCTTCGAGATGATCGAAGAATCTTGGAACCAGACGCTGACTACAGTCGTGTTGAATTTGTGCAAGGAAGGATCTCGTCGGACAGAGTTCTTAAGTCGTGGCTATATAAGCTAGGATGGGAACCGGATGATTGGAACGTAGAACGCATTAACGGAAAGTTTGTACAGAAATCACCCAAGCTTACTGAGAGTTCACTTGAACCTCTTGGAGCTGTCGGAAAGCTTATTTCTGAATACAACTCTATTGCCAATCGCTACGGCATCCTCAAAGGGTGGCTACAAGCGATTGAATATGATGGGCGTCTCCACGGTAAAATGTGGACCATCGGAACTCCGAGCTTCAGATGTCGTCATGAGGTTATCGCAAACCTCCCCACAGTAGATTCTGTATATGGTACAGAGATGAGGAGTCTATTGCTTCCTCGACCGGGGTGGGTAATTGTGGGTAGCGATAGTGCAGGAAACCAAATGAGGGGTCTATGTCACTACATTGGTAACGATGAATTCACAAATGAGGTTATCCATGGTGACGTACACACTAGAAACGCTGAAACTCTATCTGAATTTACTGGAGAACCTAATCGAAAGAAAGCTAAACCGTTCCTATACGCGTTCCTTTTTGGTGGCGGTGCTGGTAAACTTGCTTCTATTCTTGTTGGCGTTAAAGACAATGATCTGGGGAAGCGAGCCATTGCTAAATTTGAAAACTCTATTCCTGGCCTTGGTGGTCTTCGTGACAATCTGAAAAAGCAATTTGAAAAGACTAAAGAAAGATTTGGAGAGGACTTCGCTTTCATTCGTGGTATAGATGGTAGGATTATCTTTGTTAAGAGTGCGCATCAGGTTCTAAATTACCTGCTACAGACACTCGAAGCTATTACTTGTAAAGCTGCTGCTGTATATTTCAAAAAGAAGGCAGATGAAATGGGTGCTGAATACAAGTTCCTACTGCACTATCACGATGAGTTCGCCATTGAGTGTCCTCCTGAGTGGGCTGAACGTTTAGCAGAGCTGGCAAAGGAATCTTTTAGAGAAGCTCCCAAATGGTTTGGTGTTACGTGTATGGATGGTGATGCCAAGATCGGAAACAACTATGCCGAGGTGCATTAATGTATGACTACGTAGAAGATAAGAAACCTGTGCCTCCTGATTTCGATGTGGCATTGGTTGATGTGGACAGCATGATCTACTCTGTGTCTTGGGTACAAGCTAATAAAAGACAACGAGAGAAAATGCTGCTGGCAACTGTCGAGAAAATCGCTGATGATCTTGAAGTGAAAGATACCTATGCTTTCATTAAAGGGAAAGACAACTTCAGGCACAATGTAGATATCGAATACAAAGCCAATCGCAAGAGCTACATGGAACCTGAAATGCTTGATCGTGTGGCGGAGCTTTATGACTACGCAAGAGAGGTATTTATTAGCTCTGATGGTGGGGAGGCAGATGACTATTGTTCCATTTACTCCTACCAAGCTCTAGACGAAGGAAAGATTCCTATTGTGGTTCACATTGACAAAGATCTCATCATGATCCCCGGCTGGCACTATAATCCGAAAACAATGGATATGTACTTTGTGTCACCGCAAGATGCCTATGTGTTTATGATGAGGCAAATGCTCACAGGAGATTCTAGCGATAATATTCCCGGTTGCCATGGTGTAGGGCCAACTACTGCAAGTAAGATCCTCCAAAATAAGTTTCTGCATCAAATGAAAGATGTGGTGCTAACTAAATGGCGTGAGAATTATACTACTGGTCCGGGCAAAATTAAGAATATCCGTGATTGGAAGGATCGATTCCTCAAGTCAGCTAACTGTCTACTGCTACGAGAATCTCTGGATGATCTACGAGAGTTCAATGAAGAGGAGATCCTACAGAAGATCTCTTGGACAGCTACAAAAGAACGGTACATGCTAGGGATCACAGAGAATGAAGGTATCCTACGCAATGCCATTGGTCACACACCTATTGGTGAAATGTATCAGATTGGTTACATTGTAAAATATAAGGATGACTACGAATGCGAGAGTATGGACACTGGGAGTTCTTCAAGTTCATCGTTGGAAAATTCAAACCAGAGCATTACCACGGATTCCTCTACCGAATCACCTTCCTTCTCACAGGAGCGCAATACATCGGGAAGAAAGCCTTCCACGTCTACAAGAAAGGTAAGCGAGTCAAAGAAAGTAGCTGGAAAGAATACACAAGTAGCAGCAAAGAAGTTAACAAGCTCATTGAAGAATATGGCAAAGAGTGCTTCGAATTCGAAATAATCTGGCTAGCTGTAAGCAAGAGTCATTTATCTCACGGTGAAAACAATTTGTTGCATAAGCTAGATGTGCTTAATAGGGTAGATAAAACTTGGGAGCTACCCATCTTCATGAATAAACAGATTGGTGCTACTAAATGGATCCCGCGTGAGTATCCATGGGAAGAAATATCGGATATTGCTGACACAATTATCAATGAAATCTGCTATAGGAAAGACTGACATGTCGAAAGAGCGTGAAGAGCTTGGTGATATTGAAGATGACCCCCATGAAGACATTCATGAAGCTATCAAAGATAGAAAACAAGCTTGGGAAGAAATGAAGAGGCGTGCTCGTAAACAATATAAACGGGATAATAGGGACTAACAATGGCACAATGGAACTATGAACCCTGTGAGAAATGCGGTTCATCCGATGGCTTTGCCCACAAAGAAGGCGACGAGTGGGGCCATTGCTTTGTTTGTGGAACCAATCAGAAGCTTGTTGTTCAAAACAAACCCAAAAAGGGCTCGATCAAACCTAAAAAGGGAACGATTGTGGAAATCTCTCTAGAAGACATTGCATCATACGACATCCGTGGGTTCCAAGAGCGCGGTATCCGTAAGAATATTTCGGCTCACTTCGGAGTGCGTGTTGCATACGACTCAGAAGGTAATATTGTCTCGCATTTCTATCCGTACACTAAGAAGGGTGTCATTGTTGGATACAAAGAACGTAAGCTACCCAAAACATTCACTATTCACGGAGATGCTAAAGGAACGGGCCTTGAGCTGTTCGGCCAGAATGTAGCTGGTGGTGGTAAGCGTATTGTTATCACTGAGGGTGAACTTGACGCAATGGCAGTGTCACAAGCTCAGTTCGAGAAATACCAGAAGTTCTACCCGGTAGTATCTGTACCGAGTGCAAGTCAAACTAGCTGTCTCCTCGATAATCGTGAATGGCTGCGAAGCTTCGGGGAAGTCATTCTCATGTTTGATTCTGATGAGCCTGGAAAGAAAGCCATTGAGAAGGCAGCTAAGATTATTGGATATGACAAAGTAAAGGTTGCTCATCTACCCGCCAAAGATCCCTGTGAGGTATACCTTCAGTTCGGTGGCGATAAACTCATGAACTGTATGTTCGATGCGCACCCATATAACCCTTCCGGTATTGTACGCGGGGATACTGTTTGGGATAAGTTCAAAGAACGCCAGCAGACTATCTCCCTTCCCTATCCTAAATGTCTCGATGGATTGAATGGCAAACTCAAAGGAATGCGCATGGGCGAGATTGCCCTGTTCACTTCTGGAACTGGTAGCGGCAAATCAACTGTAATTAAGGAGATCATCCTTGAAATCCTCAATAAAACAACCGACATGGTTGGTCTGGCATCTCTCGAAGAGTCTGTTGGCGACACCGCCGAAAAGTTTATTGGGATGCAACTTAAGAAAAACCTTAGTGAAAATGAGGTGTCCGAGGAAGAGGCGTATAATGCCTACAAAGTAATCTTCGGCGATGAGCGACTTACACTTCTTGATCACCAAGGTTCTGTCTCCGACGAATCTCTCATTGATAAGCTGGAACATCTTGCGCTTATCGGTTGCAAGTACATTGTACTCGACCATATCACTGTTGCTGTATCGGAAGGAGCCGAAGGAAAAACAGGAAACGAAGCAGTAGATTCTGTGATGAGTTCCCTGCTGAAGCTCACTAAGAAACACAACATTTGGTTGGGCATCATTAGCCATCTTCGCAAGGGACAGGAACGTAAACCATTTGAAGAAGGGCATTTGCCTACTGTGGATGACATTAAAGGTAGTGGATCCATCAAACAGATCAGCTTTGACATCATTGGATTTGCCCGTAATATGGTTGCTGATAACGATCGTGATAGGAACACTATTAAGTTTCGTGTTCTTAAATGCCGTCACACTGGTCTAACGGGTGATGCCGGTGCAGCCTACTATAATCATGATACAGGTAGGCTTTCTAAAGTTGATTTTAATGACTTTGAGGTAACTTAACTAGGAGCAATCATGGAACTCGTAGAGTACCTACGTGAGAAAGTAGAAAAGGTAGTTCCAGATAGTAACAAAGTATACAACGAAGGTGCTCGCCTCCTTGCCACTTATCCTTTTTGGGAGGAGCACCTTGAGCGCTTCATCAATGAGGCATGGAACACTCTGCTGAAGTACTGTGTTCGTAACAAGCAGAGCACCTACAGTGCAGCTGTGAAGCTTACCTTTGCCAGTGATCTAATCGGTAAGCGTATTGCTCGTGATATGGGAATCGATGAGACCAACATTAAGAGCACCCTTGCTCTTGGTGATATCATGTTAGAGACTTTTCTCCAAGATAATCTCATTGATATTTTCAGGGAGTACGAAGGTAAACGTGCTCCCTATATGATTCGTATTACAGGAGATGTTGATGCTGTTCGTCCTGTGCTGCTTGGTACTAGTTTTCTTCCTCTGGAACCGATACGGGGCCTAAGGTCTGCCCTCACAAAAGAACCTTACATTAAAGGGTGGACTGATGCTAAGTTGTTCCATAACTATCTCGATGCTCCCTTTGTTCGGGCTCTCAACAAAATCAGGCAGCAAGGGTGGAGGCTCAATGAAAAAGTCTTACAAGTGCTTACAGCTAATCCGCCACCATCTAAGTTGGATCTTGTGGACCGTAATGGTGTTATTCACACTTACGACTTTTACTCTGATAATGCTAAACTACCTAGAGTCCTTAAGCATCTTGATGGAACTAAATTTCTTGGACACAAGGATGCTAAGATCCAGAGGATGATGAGTAAGCTTTTTGAGTACAATCAGGTTGTATCTAAAGCTAATATAATTATGGATGCTGGAGAATTCTGGCAGGAGGTTTCTTGTGATTACCGAGGTAGGATTTATTTCGCAGAACCTTTCTTGGAATTCCAAGGAAGTGATATCGCTCGATCGCTCTTCCTATTTAGAGAAGCTAAAATTGTTGATGAACGAGGCGCTTACTGGCTATATGTTCACGCAGCAAACAGCTATAACCAAAGCTACAATCTCCGTGAGCTTCGAAGGTTGGGATGGACCACGACAAATTACGTTGAGCATCTAAAAAAGGAAGGTCTCGACACAATCTCTGTGGATAAAATGACTCTAGAGGACCGCTACCAATGGACAAAACAACTGTTAGACTCTACATCAGTCAATCAGATTACGAGCACCTTTCCGAAGAATGCCGAGAAACCCTACGCCTTCCTAGCTGCCATGTTCGAGATCAAGGGGTTGATGGAAACGGGTATAGGCAACTACATGTCTGCGTTGCCGATCCCGATCGATGGTTCGAACAATGGTTGGCAGCATTTAGCCGCTATCAGCAAGGACAAACAAGCAGGAAGTCTAGTCTCCTTAACCCCGTCGAAGCTGCAGAACGATTTCTACGTGGCAGTAGCAAAAGATCTAGTGAGGCTAATGCCTGATTGGTTTGAAGATCGTAAGATCCCCATGAAGCATATCCGCAAAGGTATTGCTAAACGTGGTTCCATGACTCGCGCCTATTCAGCTGGTAAAAAGCGTATAGCAAAGAATATGTATGATGATTGCCACGTTGAAGGCTATACTGTGAAGTACAACATCACAGAGCAGGATTGCGAAATTCTTTCAGGTAATCTAATCAAGGCAATTAATCAGGTCTGTGCTGGTCCTCTAAGGACTACTAAGTACCTGCAAAAGATTGCTGAACATGAGCTCAACCATGGTAGGAAGGTACTTGAGTGGACTACTCCGAGTGGCTTCCCCGTTATCTATAAGGCGTACCTTCAACATGAACGAAAACAACGAGGCACAATCAAAGGAATCAAAGGAAACAAAGATGGTCGTATCATGCACGTCGTCCGAGTCAACGTCGTCACCAAGGATACTCACGAAAACGTACCGTGTAGAAAATCCTACGCCTCTGGTATCTCTCCTAACTTTGTTCATAGCATGGATGCTGCTCACCTTGCTAACACTATCAACGCTTTTCCTGGCCATTTTGCAGCTGTTCATGATTCCTTTTCAACTCATGCATCGGATGTGGATTTTCTTCAGGAAGTAACTAAGAAGACTTTCATTGCACAGTATAATGTGGAGAACTTCTTCGAGATCATGACTGATTGGATTATGTTACACAATGATTCCTTCACAGTGGATCAACCACCGTTGGGCCGATTGGATATCAAGGAGGTAATGAACAGTGAGTATTTCTTCTGTTAATAGGTACAATGACTTGTCTAATTGGATCTGCAAATATGGAGTTATCCATAAAGGTCCAGAGGATATGCACACATACGAGCCTTCCTATACATGGACAAGGCATGGAGAAAGCAGGGCTATCTTTATTCCCAAGCCAGCAATTGAATCAGTTAAACAAATGAATCCTGATGAGAGATTAGTTTATATAGATACACATATGAATGAAAAGTACCCTCCTGAGGTTGACATGGAGCAGGATGATATTAACGCTTGGAGGATGAGAATCCACGAATAGAAGAGCTGGTACCTAAAGACACCCACATACAATACCAAGCTTGCTGGTGCCTAAAGATGGTATCTAATTGGAGATAGTTATGTATAAGTATGTTTATATGCACATTGATCCTGACACAGGCGAAATCATGTATGTTGGGTCTGGTACTGGTGGTAGGGCATGGCAAATAGGGTACAACAAAGAAGGCAAGTTCAGATCAGCTGCTCATAGAAAATGGAT